TGTAGGTATAGGAAATCAGGAGGGCGACATTCTCATCGGAGGTGTTGATGGTGTAGACTCCAGCTGAGAGCGCGTATTGTCCAACCGTGGGAGCGGAAGCCACTCGGATCAGAGGTAGACCGGTCGCGGCGTAAATGACGCCCTGGTCTTCAAGGAATGTCCCGGAGCTTGGAGGGGTAATCGTGATCGATGTCGTCGACTAGGTGTGAGCCTCGGCGAACTGCGAGATGGTCGATCCCACGGTAGGCACCTGATTGTAGAACAGGCGCCCGAGAGCTTGCCCGCTGAAACGGGCCAATGTGGCTTTGCACGTGACCTTGCGCGTGCCGGATCCGACGGCGACCGGGAATGCATACTGGCCGTAGAGTTCCTTGACACTGACCGACGTGTCGACGCTGACCTTCTGGACCAGCCCGAAGTTGATCGGGGTCGGATTGGCGACGTTCAGTTGCGTGCCGATCAGCACGCCCGAGCCGAATACGAACATAAGGGTGAACTCCGCTGGAGGATTGATGTGAGGATCGCGTCGCCGCCGACAGAAAAGCGCGAAGCGTCCGCGCGGGACTGTTCAGCGAGATGAGGGACGACGCGGCTTCACGGTCCTATGAGCCGGACAGCGACCACCGCTAGGCCGTCGCCGTCGAGGTCGCCTGTGTCCCGCACCGGCACGCCCGTGATTTTGCAGTCGTACACGGCGCCGCCGAGCGTCTGGCGGCCCAGGCCGATGTTGGAGCTCGCAGGCGCAAGCTTCGCGTCGATCGCGTCGAGAGCGTTGTTGATCGCGGTCGCGCCTGGCGTCGTCGGGTCGCGGGCGTCAAAATAGAGAAAGAGCTTGGCCTCCAGCGTCCGCTTCGGCGTCGCGGGCGAGGCCCATTGATAGGTTTCCGGCCCCGATTCGAGCTGGAAGAACGCCGGGCGCAATGCGGCTGGAACTTCGCTCCATAGCTTCATCCGCCTCGACGCGAGGCCCCACGGATAGGCCGAGGAAACGGCGGCGAACAGCGCGGAGAAGGCCGCTTCGCGGGTCATGCGCTCTCCCATGCCTGGTCTGCGGCGTCGGCGAGTGTCGCGAGGATTTCGTTGTTCATGTCCTCGAGCGACGAGCGCAAATAGGATCGCTCGGGGATCACTGACCCCGGGTGCTCGACTTTGCGCGCAAAATGTTGAGCGCCGCCAACGAGGAAGGCGAGCACGTCGGCCTTCGCGGGCAGGATCTCGTGCGCGCTCGTCTTGCCGCCGCACTCTTGGATCGCCGCATATTTCACGTCGCCTTCGGAGCCGACCGAGGCGAGAACACCATCTGAGTCGGCAGAGACGTTGGCCGTGATTGAAGCGCTAAGCGCGCCGGTGAGCGAATTCAACGCGGCCCCGGAAAGCTTGTCGTTCTTGACCAGGTCAGCGAGCGCCGCGGCGAGTTCGACTGCCTTGGCGCTCAGCGCCGCCTGCAATGCGGCGGGATAGCTCTTGAGCCGCGCGCTGGTTTCCTCGAGGCCCTCGAACTCGAGCGCAAACATCAGAAGGTGACCCGCATATAGGGTTGCAGCATCGCCTGGATCGGCGCTGACATTGCGCTCATGTCGTAGGCGATCGTTTCCTGACCGCCGATCGATTTTGACTTGAGCCCAATGCGCTCGGCCGCGCGAAAGCGCTCAGCCGCTAATTCCAGGCTCGCCTGCGCGATATCCTGCGGCACATAGCCGTAAGAGATGGAAACCGATTGCCCGGCGTCCGCCGCCGAGAACGTATAGGTCCCGCCGCTGACCGCATATTGACCGGCAGCCGGCGACGCGGAAACCAGCGTCAGCGATCCGCCGCTCGCAGTGTAAGTCACGCCGAGATCCGACCCCCAAGGCCCGTAAGGCGAAAACGCCGTGAGCTGGAGAGGAGCGGTGGCGGGAACGGTTTGCGCCTCATTTTGGACTGCGTATCCAGCGCTGTAGGATACGAGCAGACTCTGGCGTCCCGGCGGGTATCGATGGCCGAACAAATCAAGCGCTTGCGGCCGACCCGGCGGAACGTCATCGCCGGGCTCCATGACGTAGCCGACCGAGGCCTCGGGGTCGACGTTCTCGTCGGGCGGAACGTCAATTCCTCGCCATGTTACTGATGCCACCTGCAGCACCGGCCAGTGCCTCAGCGTGACACGACTCGTCTCAAGATCAATCGTTTCAACAAAGGAGCGCGGCAGTAGGCTCGGGCGGCTCAGCGCCGCGTAGACCGAGCGGCTCGCGGCCGTGACAAGCGCAGCCAGCGTCGCATCGCTCGGGCCGGGCGCGGAGGGGAGTCCGAGCCAGGCCTTTAGCGCCGAAAGATTCGTGAGATCAAATGGCGACATGCAACGCTCGCAAAGACGATCCAAAAACGAAACGACTGCGCGCTTTGCGCCCCGGCTTCGCGGCGCTTAGCGCGGCCGAGCGTTAGCCAATGTTGCCGATGTTGGTGAGGATGCCGATGCCGAATGAGGCGTATATGGCCAAGACTTCTTCGGTGTAGACGCCAAACTCGCGGCGACGGGTGCGGACTGGCCAATCGACCCGGTAATAGTCGCGACGCGTCAGCACCTCGGCGACGTTGGGCGTCTCGTTCGATTGATACCACGCCGGCAGTCGCTCGCAGTACGCGAGGATTGTGCCGGGCGGCAAGTCCGGATGCACCGGCATTGGGATCTCGACGCCAGTGAACGGATTGTAATACCAGCGCACAACGCCTGAGGCGGTGAACTCGTAAGGCGCCGACTGAGAGGCGTCGACGTTATAGCGAACGAGCGGCCCCGACGCGTTCGTTAAGCATTTCGCCGTGATGTTCTTCTGTTCCTGCGCGTTGACGTAGATCACCGTCGGCGACAGCCGATAGTTGTTCCACATCTGCAACAGCATATTGTCGATCTCGTTGATCGAGCCTCTGCCCGACGGTGTAAGGGGAGTGCCTGTTCCGGCAGGTCCAGGCGGCAATGCCTGCACGAACGAGCTCGTCGCCGGGTTGAAGCCGTCCGTCAGCAATCCGTCGAACGCCAGCCCTGGGTTGCGAGAATTGTCAGCAGTGACAGCGGTCGCCGGCTGCTGACCGGAAGCAATGAGCGGAGTGCTAAAAGCGGCGCTGTTGATCGTGGTGATTGCTTGCAGCGTCTCCGAGCCGGCTGCCCCAACATACCATGCATAAGCGACGGCTCCATTGACGACCGGGACAGTCGCAAACAGCGTCTGACCGAGTGTCGTCACGGCTTGGGTGACGTTGTTGCTGCGCAGCGAAGAGCCGCCGCTCAACGTGTAGGTGTTGCCGTCGTTGCCGGTGATGGTCATTGTCGTCGCGACGCCGCCGGAAAGACTCGAGTTGCGGTAACCCTCAAACGTCAAGGCAACGACAATGACCGAATAGCTCTGAGCCGGCAGAGTTCCACCTGTGCCCGAAGCGCTAAGGGTTGGCGTCCCAGGCTTGCCGAGTGCGAGCGAGGTATTGCCGCCAAGCAGCGCTGTCTCCTCCTTGCGCATCGTCTTCTGCAGGATGCGCAGAGTGGCGGTGGCGTTGATGTCTTCGAAGCCTTGCGCAGCCGCCTCGGCTTCGAAGGTCACCGTGTCTTCCTCACCGAGGGTAACGTACGGGAGCGTGACGGACACTGCCGAATAGGACATGCTCGCGGAACGCTGGCCTTCTGGAACCCAGCCCATTGCATCAAAGCCCGAACCCGTTGTGCCGAAGATCGAGCGCCAGTGAGCCGCGTCGCCTGGATTCAGTCGTGCGACGCGGGCGATCGAATTTCTCAACGGCGTAATCGTCGGATAAAGGTTCTTCGCCGGCGCCTGCAAGTCGTACGCGGTCAGACCGGTTGAGACTGTCACGTTCTTGGCGAGCGAATCCTTCATCAGACCCAGCGTCTCCTGGGTCGTCAGCGCGATGTTCATGAGATCAGTCCTTTGGCGCGAATAGGGGTTAGGGATAGGGGGTTGGAGCGACGGCGAGACCCGACAGCAGCGTTACCGATACGGTGTTCAGGAGATCCTGGATTCTCAGTTTTCGAGTGCGACTTGTTTCCGCAGAATCGCCGCAAAGCGATGCGGGTGGGAGACGCCACTCAGGCAACTTTCGGCGTATCGCTGGACCGAGCTTGCGATACTCGTCGAACGCTCGACTGCGCCTGACTTCGCGCACAGCCTTAGCGGGGCAATCTCTTTGGCCAGGGTGAGGGCCTACGCCTTATTCTTGAAGTAGGGCAGAAGCGCGTTTTCCACCGCGAGAATATCCACTCCCGCAGCCATGGCGTTCGTTGGCGCTCCCGCCGCGCAGATCGTCTGCGCCTGGGCGTAGGCGTTCCTGGCGTCTTCGTTCATCGTAGCGGAGACCGGCGCAAGCGAGGGCAGCGCGTTGCAGACGTTATTGTAGGCGGTGGTGACGGCCGCTGATGCGGCAGGCGTAAGTTGCCCGGTCGAAGTGCATCCAGCAAGCAGGCCAAAGACAGCAGCGAGGGCAAAGACGGGCTTGAAAGGGGTCATCAGGAATCTCCTCGAGAGCGCAAAACTGCTCCTGTCGCCTGAAGTACGAACGGCGAGCAAGGCCGCAGAGATTCTGCGGCGGCCGAGGCGTCGAGCGGCTGACCGATCGCCGCCGTAAGCGAGGCGATGGCCCGCTGAGCCTCGACCGCCGCCTCGCTGGACGCCGCGGCGTCAGCGATTCCGCCGACTGTGACCGGAGGAAGTCGCAGGGCGGCGGGGTCTCGAAGTGGACGATTGATGCTGACTAAGGCAGCGCGGCCGTTCAGAAGCGCGGCGGCGCGGGATTGGCGAGGCTGAGCTTGGTGAGCGCGAGCGCGCGCTCATGAGCTGGCAGCGAAGCTAGGCGCCGGACGGCGTCGTCGGCGGTAACCAGGCCCTCGGCGGCGCCGTCGGCGGGCTTAGCCATAGAGCGCAACGCCGCCTTGGCAGGCAGCGGCTGGGCTTCGAGCGTCGCGATGCGCTTTTGCAGGTCTGCGAGCGCGGGCGCGAGCTCGTTGAGCGCCTTCCGCAGTCGGGCGTTTTCAACCGTCGCGCGGTCGAGCTTCGTCGCGGCGTGGGTTAGGGCGGCGGCAGCCTTGCCCAGCGCGCCAGGCGCATGCGCTCCACCAAGCGCGTCGGAGAAACCGGCGGCCTTATCGGCCGTTTCCCTCCAGTCGTCCGGAAGCGCACTCTCAGCGCCGATCGCCTCGGCGCGCGCGATGATGTGCGCTTTGACGTTCGGTTTCTCGCCGCTTCGGTAATAGTCCCTCACGGCGTTCTCGACGTCTTTGGCCGACCGGATGGGATAGGACCCGTCGGGCATGGCGACGCCCTGTTCAGCGTCTTTCTGACGCTCTCCGGCCGAGAGCCCGCTCTTGTCTGCGTCATAATCGTCGTTCGCATCGGGATCCGCCTCGACGGATGTGTCGATCGCCTCGGCGCGGGAGGCGAAGCCGCGCCTTTCGACTACGCCGCCCTTGACCACGTCGAAGGTCGCGTCGGGAACACAGGGCAGGTCGACAAGCGAGATTTCATGCGGCTCGGCAGTGTAGCGGGTGAGTCCGGTGTCGGGGTCGGCCCAACGCTTCACATAGCGCCCGCCCTGGCTGAAGCCGGTGTACACTCCCTCCTGAACCTTTCGCCATTCGTCGTCGTCGACGATTTTGGCGCAGACCGTGACCCGCTTCGCGTCATCGTCGAAGGCGATGTCGGTCAACTTGCCGGCGGCGACAGAACCGTGCATGGCCCGAACGGCGCCGAGCGATTTGCCGCCGCTGGCCGCTGCCGCTTCTGCCGACCATTTCTCGAAATAGGGCTTGCTAGAGACGTAGTCGAAAATCTCGCCCGAGCGATCGGGCCTCTCCGCAGTCGCGACC